GGTGCTTTCGCACCTTCTAGGGAATAATCCCTCTGGCGTTAACTTGCCAGGTAACTATGGATATGAATCCATGTTACTTCTCTGTAGACTGAATCCAGGAGGATCTTACTATGACTAACTTCGTATCTAAGCGTGCAAAACTCCAATACTATATTGGTGTTGCGTATGCTCGAATGCAAATTTCGTCTGGTGAGATCACAATGAGCGACATCATGTCTATGACATGTGTACGTCGCGAATTGTATCTGGAAGCAGTCGATAGTTTGGTAGATGAGCCTTACGGCACCATCCCAGGAGAGTTCGACGAACTCCCCGAAGATGGAATCATCCACTAAACGATAACTCTCAAAGGGGAAAGACTATTTCTCCTGTAAAAAGGAGGAATACCCAATGAGAGATGACCAAAGCATAACTAAATTCGACAGTCATTACTGTCGGCAGCAGTGCTATTACAATCGTAAAAGCGGTGCTTTTGGTTGGTGCGAAAACCAGGGATCACTCCCTGGTGAAGGCACTACCCAATATCCTGTTATGCTTAAGGGCAGAGATGAGAGCCAGATCGGCCCTCGTCCTTACACTACTCCCTACTATGGTTTTCGATTCCGGTCGCAAGTCACTCACAATAAACATGAGTGGCATGTCGACAGGAAAAGATACTTTATAGGAAGTGGTTGGTGGGATACCGAGGAAATGGCTTGGGAGCTATCGCCCCTAAGCTGGAATCAAATCCTTGGATCCAATTTCACCTACTTCGTTGAAGGTGGAAAGGATGGATACAAACCTAATGTCTCAGCTGAGACTAGGGCTCGTGCCATCCGAATAGCCAACTCCAAACTACGGTCTGACTCGATTAACATCGGTCAAACCATAGGTGAGATGCCCGAAGCCGTAAAGGAGTTCTCTAAATTAGCTCTTGGTGTCCTAAGGACAATCAATGCGCTAAGGAAGGGAAATCTCCGTATGGCTAAGACCCATCTAACTACTGCAATAGGTAGGAAAAGAGTGGTTCAATCCACTCAAGGTATTTCAAATACCTATCTTTTCTACCGATTTGGAGTAGCTCCCATCCTAAATGACATCAATAACATGACGTCAGAAATAGGAAAAGCAATGTCACAACCTGATTTCCTTTCTGTGAAAGGTCAGGCACATGACAATGTCGAACCGTCAGGAGGTTCCTGGCAGTTCGATGCTTCGGGAAGCTTGCAAGAAATCTGCGAGGTTGGATATAAAGTCCGCCCCAAAGCTTTCTACGCAGCTGCATTCCTCGGACTAACGAATCCAATTGCCCTAGCTTGGGAATTGGTTCCGATGTCGTTTATCATCAATTGGTTCATATCAATTGGCGATACTCTGAATGCATTAGATGCAGGCGTTGGTCTTGAGTTTGTCGATGGCTACATTACTACCGTAGTCAAAGGCAAGTTTGACCTTAATGATAACAACCATCCAGGTTGGAATCAGCAAGGCAAATACGAGATCGATGCATTCGCCATGGAGCGCGCCGTCTTAGGCGCTCCAGCGATACCACCCATTAGTATCAAAACTAGTGGGTTGAACGCCGGGCAATTGCTTACAATTGGTGCTATTCTTCTGAGTAGCGTCAAGAGTAACAATCTCGAAAAGGCAAACGCCAAGGATTATTTCCAACACTTTGGAAAGAATTCCGACGGCGTGAACCTCGTTCAGCAGCTGTAGACTGGTTACACGGTTTATAGCTTTCTCCCCCGGCGCAATCCTGCGGCGGGTCAACCTCTGGTAACTTCGTTACCATACAAGCCATGGAGGGCACTATGCCCCTTATGTCTAACATCACGGTCAATGACCGTGAGGATACCCCGGTAGCCCACGTCTTTAAACCTCACTATGAGGATAACGGCGTGGCATTCTTCCGAGAAGATGCTGCCAACTTGGTCAGTCAAAACAAACTGACCATCTCGTCCCGCGAAACGGGACAGAAGGTGAAGAAGCGCATTAAGTTGGAGATGCCTATCACTGTCACTGAGACAGTGAACGGCGTCGACTACACACGCGTGGTCGACCGCGAATTCGCGGATTTGACTTTCACTTTGTCTGGAAACTCAGAGATGAGCTCCGGCAAGAACGTCGTTGGGATTCTCGCGAATCTTCTCGACGCTGCTCAAACCGACGTTGACTCTGTCATCGTTGGTACCGAAATGTTCCGTTAAGTCGGAATGAACGGTAAAACGCTGCTGAAATCACTTGTGAGTACCTTTCTTACTCGTGGTAAATCAGCTTACTTCGTACCTATTTGGGTGACAGCAATCTCGCTGTTCATCATTTTCTTGGTCTCCACCTTCTCTTTCGAAAGTGAAGCCAGTCAAATAGCAAATGAGGTATGTGCCTATCTTGGCACGTGCGTCTGAGCTCACCCTAATTCTGGGGTGATCTTGTATTTCTCTAATCCACAAGGATAGAAAATGACAAAGAAAAGGTCAAAAAGCACTTCAAAGAAGTGCTCGAATCACCTTCCTTCCCACATCGGAGAAGCTTTCCTCCGCGATCTGTCGGTCTTAGTGACTGACCTTTCCGCGAGAGGAGGCTTCAAAGAGAAGTACCTAGAACGCGAATTTCTAACGAAATATTGCGATCCTAGTACTACTTCTCCTGAGGTGCGTCGCAGCTCAGCCATTAAGAAATGGTTGAGTGTCGAGAAACGGAACGAAAGTACTAACTCCAGGATAACTCTTGGACAAGAGGATTTCGGTTGGTGTACATCTGATCGCATCATCAAAGATGCCAGATATATCATCTCCAAAACCCTCGGCACTGTTAATGTGGACAGGATCTTCGCAGATCCATCCCATACCAATGGTGCCAGTACTCGTGTCCGAAGGAGCCCTAAGGCTCTTATCGAAAAGCACGAAGGAAAAGCACACGTCAGCTCTTCGGCGATCAAGCATTGGTTGTGCGTTGCGAGTTCTACTCGTCTAGCACGTCAATCGCTTGAACTCCAAGAGTGCAGTGAACTCTTCACTGTTCCGAAATCGACAGATATTGATCGAGTGGCTTGTAAAGAGCCTGAAATCAATATGTTGCTCCAGCGTTGCGTTGGCGGATACATCCGTCAACAACTGGCGATCTCTGGCATTGACTTAAATGACCAGACGAAGAACCAGGTTCTCGCAAGAGAGGCCCTCAACCGAGGGCTTGCAACGATAGACCTATCATCGGCATCTGACTCCATCTCCAATTCGTTGGTGATGGCGCTTTTGCCTACTGAATGGTGGGTCTTATTGGACGACCTCCGTGTCCACTATGCATCGTACAAAATGGATCCGTCGCAAGAACACGCGACGGTCCACAAACTACAGATGTTTAGTAGCATGGGGAACGGGTTTACTTTCGAACTAGAGTCTTTGCTGTTTTGGGCGCTTACGCGCTCAATATGCAAGAACTCAGGGGTTCGGGGTACAATCTCTGTCTATGGTGATGACATCATAGCTCCTTCCAAGATTGGTCCGAGACTAAAGAGAACCTTTGCGTGGTTCGGTTTTACCGTAAACGCGAAGAAATCTCATTGGTCCGGACAGTTTCGGGAGAGTTGTGGTAAACATTACCACGGTAGTCAGGATGTAACTCCTTTCTACATTCGGAAGCCCATCTCGGAAAAGACCGAGATGATCAGGCTGCTCAATCGTTTGCTAATTTGGGATGCAGATCCGCACTTTAAGTGCCTCTGTACCAAAGAAGTATACGATTTCCACGCGAAGTGGAGCGAGCAGATACCCAAGCAACTATGGGGTGGGACCAATCCTGAGGACATCACGTCCTTGGTTACTGGTCATCCCCCACGGAAGCGTTTACTTCAACGTAAACGCGACCTCCCATACGAAAGTATGTATGGATTGGAAGCTTGGTTCCTGATGACACATCATCTTGAAAAGGATGGTGTGCCTGGTGAGGATCCAATTTGGCGATCTTCTCTGCCCTGCGACTCTATCTTAGAGTTTCAGTTTGGAGAAGATACCTCATTGAATCCGCGAACCGAAGGCAAATACACCGTATCTGATCCTGAACCTTTTCGGGTTAAGAACAGTGGTGTCTTCGACGCCGG